GCATTCTATCTTTTGCAACTAATTCCATATTCGCTTTAGCATAAATTTTTTCATCTAAATCTATTTCTAATATTTCTCTTTTATATTCATCCGTTTCTGTTTCTAATTTCTTTTTAATCCATTTAATTTTGGCATCATTTCTTCTAGCATCAAAAGATAAAGACATTAAATTTTCTAAAAATACGTTTTGTTCTCTGACACACTGCCAATATTTCGATGCTTTGTTTGGATATTTAGCATCTTGTAATACCGATATTCTAGCTTCGGTTTCTGTTCTGAAGACTTGTTTTTTCGTCCACGTATCTCTTAATTCATCAATAATAAGTGCAAAAGAATTAACATCTTCTTTATCTAAAATGTTATTTAGATTCGGTGTTTCTTTTTCAATAAGTGTTTGTATATTTCTTTTTTCTGTCATAATTTCCTTCTTGTTATAGAAGGTTATATATACTTTATTATGAAGTAGTCAAGGTTGAAGCTGTAGCTACTGGACTTGTTCCTGGTGTATATTCTTCTGTTGCAGCTGAAGCAACAGTAGTGCTACCACCAAATGCTAAACCCGCAGGTTGAGTTCCACATCCTGCTAAATATTGTCTTCCTGTAATCATACCTGCTGTATTGCTCCAAACAGAACCATCATATGCTTCTGTGCTTCCCGTAATTGCTCCAGGACTAGGAAATCTTCCACCAAAAGATAAAGCTGCTGTTTGTGTGCCTGCTCCTGCGTGTGCAACTATAGAATTAATTAAATTTGATTCTACTGTCCAAGATGTGCCGTTATAAGATTCTGTTGCACTAGAATGTCCTCCAAATGCTAAAGCAGCTGTTTGTAATCCACAACCTGCTAATATAGCTCTTCCACTATTTAAATTACCACCACCTGTCCAAGTAGATCCATCAAATTCATTTGTTTGTGCGGCAGGACCTGTTTGTCCTCCAAATCCTAAAGCTGCTGTTTGAGTACCTGCTGATGCAAGTTGTCTTACTGTAAATGGATAAACGGTACTATTTGTCCAAGCAGAACCATTATATTTTTCTGTGTTATTAATGTCAGCACTACCATTATATCCTCCAAAAATTAAGCCCGCTGTTTGAGTTCCAGTACCTGTAGCAACACGTCTTGCTACATTTGTATTTCCTCCCCCTGTCCAACTTGATCCATCATATTCCTCAGTACCATTAAAAGTTCCAGGACCATTATCTCCTAATGTAGCTAATCCTGCAGTTTGAGTTCCCATCCCTGAAAGACCATTTCTAGCTGTCGCTAAATTTCCACCACTTGCCCAAACAGCTTTAGTAAAAGTACTAATGCTAGAGTTGTATTCTTCAGTTGCGCCTGTTAATTGTCCACCAAAAGCTAAAGCTTGTGTTGCTGTTCCTGCTCCTGATAAAGTTCTTCTTGGAGTTCCTAAACTAGCACTACTTAATATCCAATTAGTTCCATCATATTCTTGTGTTTGTCCAGTTGCTGCTGTTGTGTATCCACCAAATACTAATCCGTGTGAAACAGTTCCTGCACCTGCTAATTGTTGTGTTGCTGATACATTATTATTTACTGCTGTCCAAGACGTTCCATCATATTCTTCTGTTAATAATCCTAAAGTTGCAACTGGAGGAGATCCTCCTGTAGCTAAAGTTGCTGTTTGAGTTCCAAATCCTGTGAATTGTCTTCTTGCAGTATTTAAATTTCCTCCACCTGTCCAAGCGGTGCCATTATATTCTTCGGTTGCATTAGTACTTGGAACTGGAACAGAAGGTTGTCCACCAAACACTAAACCCGTTGTTAGTAAACCAGAACCAGCTGAATTAAATCTTGTTGTCCCTAAAGCGCCTCCACCTGTCCAAGTGGAACCGTTATATTCTTCTGTTGCTCCTGTATATGTAAAAGGAGGTGAAACTGATGTCCAACCACCAGCAACTGCTGCAGCTGTTTGTATTCCAAATCCTGCTGCATATCCTCTAACGGATGGTAAGTTAGCTCCCGCAGACCAAGTGTAACCATTATATTCTTCTGTATTGTTATCAAATCCTGGAGAAGAATATCCTCCTGCACCTAGTGCTGCACTTTGTGGAGCAGAACCAGCTGGACCCATTCCATATCTTGCAGTCCCCATTGTTCCACCAGCGCTCCACGCTTTAATCTGAACTAATGCTTTTAATGTACCTTCAGTAGAGTTATACCACACCTGTCCTTCGGTTGACGTATTTAACGTTGGATCCGATGCTAGGTATTTGACTCTGTAACCTCTGATATCACTGTAGTTCGCCATTGGGTAAATTCCTTATGGTAATGTGATTGCAGTAGGTCTTTGATTAATTCCGTTATTTTTTTGTTCTTCTGGTAACGCGTCCCAAGCGGCTTGTGCTGCTGCAACTTCAGCGTCCACAATTGCTTGTGCTTCCGCTTTTGTTTTTTCCACACCGTTCTTCTCTGCTAACCAAAGTGCGCCTTTTTCATTGTTACCAACGACCCAAACGTCACCTGGAAAACCACGAAGAAAGAATGCTCTTCTATCTTCTGCAGTGAAGAAACCTTTACCTGTATTGGTAGCTGTTCCATATATAAATAGTGCCATTTTTATACTCCTTGTGTTAGTGTTATATAGCTTATCACAGGCAAATGCAATTAGCTAGTTGTTATTGTTTTATAATTAAAGGTGCTTGTTTCACCTGTATATTCTTCTGTTGCTGATGATAAACCTCCAGCATATCCTCCCATCGCTAATCCTGATGATGCATCTCCTGATCCTCCTATATCATATCTACCAGTTCCCATATTAGCATCAGTTACCCAAATTGTTCCATTATATTGTTCGGTACTGGCAGATTGAGTTCCAGTATATCCACCAAAAAAAATTGCATCTGTTTGTAGTCCAGCACTTGCTGCACCAGATCTTGCTGTATTTACATTACCACCTGCTGTCCAAGCTGAACCATTATATTCTTCGGTATTTCCTACTCTTGTAGTAGTAAAACCACTTACGGCTAAACCTGCAGTTTGGGTTCCTGCTCCACCAAGTGCTCGTCTTGCCGTATTCATAGTACCCCCTGTTGTCCAAGCTGATCCGTTATATTCTTCTGTTGCATTAGTATTAGCTGTTCCAGTATATCCACCGAAAGCTAATGCTGCAGTTTGTAGTCCTGCTCCTCCTAAAGAACTTCTTGCTGTAGCTAAACTTCCTCCACCTGTCCAAGCAGTACCATTGTATTCTTCGGTTGCTGTTGTCCGTATATCTCCAGGTCCTATACCACTTATAGCCAATCCTGCTGTTAAAGTACCTGCTCCTGTCACACTTCTTCTTGCTGTAGCTAAACTTCCACCTGCTGTCCAAGAAGACCCATTATATTCTTCGGTTGCTGTTGTATTAGCAGGAATACCTCCTCCAGCATAAAAAGACGCTGTTTGAGTACCTGAACTTGATGGCGCACCAGCATATCTTGCTGTTCCTAAATTCCCACCAGCGGCCCACGCTGCGGCTGTGATGACACTTGCTGAGAAGTTGTATTCTTCGGTGACTGCTGTTATTGATGGTGTAAGACCACCGAAAGCTAAAGCTGCTGATTGTGTTCCTGCGTTACCAATCAAACGTCTTGCAGTCGCCATTGAAATTGGACTAGCTGCCCAAGTTGTTCCATCATAGGATTCCGTTGCTCCTGTTACAACAGTTGTATATCCACCAAATGCTAAAGATGCAGTTTGAGTTCCTGCTGCTCCCAATTGATATCTAGCTGTTCCTAAATTTCCACCTGCTGTCCAAGACGAGCCATTCCATTCTTCTGTATTATTAATTACTGCTGGATTTGCTCCACCAATAGCTAATGCTGCTGTTTGAGTTCCAGATCCTGCTGGAGCATTTCTTGCTGAAGGTAAAACTGTTATAGCAGTCCAAGAAGAACCATCGTAGATTTGTGCATTATCAGTTCCAGCAGATGAAACTGTATATCCACCAAAACCTATACCAGCTGTTTGAGTTCCAGCTGCCCCCATTGTTCTTGTAGCTGTTGGTAAATTACCGCTTGCTGTCCAAGATGTTCCATTATAATTTTCTGTTGAAGCAGTATTTGCTGGACTTATATAACCTCCTGATCCAACTGCTGCTGTTTGAGTACCAAAACCCGAAAGTTCTTTTCTAGATGTATTTAAAGTTCCTGAAGAACTAGACCATCCAGATCCATTATACTCTTCTGTTATATTTGAATTACTTGGTGAGCCACCAGGATTACCTCCAGCTGCAATTGCCGCTGTTTGAGTTCCTGCTCCTGCTACTCCAAATCTTGCTGTAATCAAAGGCGCTCCAGAACTCCAAGCCGCACTAGCAACCACACTCTTAAACGTACCACTAGTCGAGTTATACCAAACTTGGCCTTCAGCTTCCGTAGTCGGATCCGTGCTTAAGTATTTTACTGCTTTTCCAAATAGTTCTTTGTATGTTGTCATATTAGCTTGTTGTTATTGTTCTTATGTTAAAGTCTGAGTATGCTGCTGAGTATTCTTCTGTTGAAGATAGTGTTGCAGAATTATCACCACCAAATACAGCTCCTGATGAATTTCCTGTTCCTGCACCTCCTGATTGATTTCTTCCATTTGCTAAACTAGCTGCGGTTACCCAAGTTATTCCGTCCCAACTTTCTGTAGTTGTTAATGATGGTGGATTTGTAGCATCATTTCCTCCTGCTAGTATTGCTGAGGTTTGACTTCCAAATCCACTTGCTGAATTTCTTCCAGTATTAATAGCAGGACTTGAAGTCCAACTTGAACCATTCCAAGAATCTACTGTAGTTAAAAAATTAGTAGGTCCATTACCTGCAACTGCTAAAACCGCAGTGTTAGTTGCTCCTATTCCAGTTACTTGATTTCTTGCAGATGGTAAAGAAGTAACAGTTGTCCAACTAGTACCATTCCAAGATTCTGTTGCTGATTGTGGTGTTTGCACTGGAAATCCTGATACACCACTAAATGCTAAAGCAGCAGTTTGTGTTCCAGCACCTGCTATATAATGTCTTGCTGTGTTTAAACTGTTAACTGTTGTCCAACTTGATCCATTCCAAGACTCTGTTGCTGATTGACTTGCCCCTGGTGGAAACACAAAACCCCCAAAAGCTAAAGCTGCAGTATTTGAAGCACCACATCCATCTGCTATATATCTTGAAGTATTTAATGGAGATGTAGTTGTCCAAGTTGATCCATTATATGATTCTGAATTAGTAGTTGGACCACCTGATCCTAAAAAAGATAAAGCTGATGTTTGAGTTCCAGCACTTCCTTGTCCATTACCAGCAATGTTCATTGTTCCACCACTCGCCCACGCGGCAGCAAAATATTGGTTCGTGGATTTGCTGTATTCTTCGGTGGCACCTGTAGTTGATGGTGTAGCACCACCACTTGCTAGAGCTGCAGTTTGTGTTCCTGCTCCTCCTGTTTTACTTCTTGCTGTTGCTAAACTAGCTGGAGAAGTTGTCCAAGTAGAGCCATCATAAGATTCTGTTGCTGCTGTAACTGATGTTGCATATCCACCAAAACCTAAAGCAGATATATTAGATGTACCAGAACCTGCTATTTCATACCTAGCAGTATTCATTGAACTAACTGTTGTCCAATTTGTACCATTCCAAGATTCGGTTGCTGATACAGTTGGTCCTGGATATGTATTTCCACCAAAAATTAACCCTGATGTTTGTATTCCTACTCCACCCATAGATATTCTTCCTGTATTCATAGAATTTACAGAAGTCCAAGAAGTTCCATTCCAAGATTCTGTAGCAGTTTGTGGAGAAGATATATAACCACCTGCTGCTATTGCTGCTGTTTGTGTTCCAAATCCTGATATAAGTCTTCTTCCTGTATTTAATCCAGTTGGATTAGATGTCCAAGTTGTACCATCATATAATTCTGTTGCAGTAGTTGGATTGTTTACAGGTGTTGCTCCACCAAATGCTAATCCTGCTGTTTGTGTTCCTGCACCTGCTAACTGTGATCTTACTGTGTTTAAACTTCCACCATTTGACCAACCTGAACCATTATATTCTTCAGTAACTCCTGTATATGCAGTATCTTGTCCACCAAAATTTAAAGCAGACGTTTGAGTTCCTGCTCCTGCTATATTAAATCTAGCCGTAATCAAAGGCGATCCACTTGACCACGCTTCAAGAGCATCTACACCTCGTAATACTCCTAGTGTTGAGTTATACCAAATTTGACCTTCTTGTGGATCTGTTGGATCACTACTCAGTGTCCTTATGAGTTGACCACTTATTTCTTTAAAGGTTGTCATTCAACCTCCTTAATTATTCTGGAGCAGCCAGCCCTGAGTTGTATCGACGTATACTAAAGTGAAACCAGCTCTTTCGGTTGCAACAGTTAAGTCTGCAGCTGTTCCTTGAATGTTGTGTCCGTTTCTTCCGATAGTTAAATTATTAGTATCAAAAGTTCCTGCGTAATCAATGAAAGAAATAAAATCTCCGATAGTTGCAGTTGTTGGAAGTGTAACGGTAAATGCTCCACCTGTGGTATTACAAAAATATCCATTACCTGCGACCGCGTTTGCTGGATCTGCTGTAATGACTGCTTGCCAAGATGCTCCACCAGAAATATCTCCAAAGGATGCAGTAGTTCCATCGGTTGTTAATACTTGTCCTGCAGTTCCCATAGTGATTCCACCGAAAGCACCATTATCATTAAATTGAATTTGTTTATCAGATCCACCTGGAGGTGATGCTAATGCAACATCAACAACATCTGTTCCATCTGAATAGACAAGTTTAAATCCTTTATTGGTTGCGTCAAAAGTTGCACCTGATCCTGAAGTTGTTTTTACAACAACTGCATGAGATCCTGAAGTTGAGTTTTTAATAATATAATTTTTTTCAATACCATCCGGTACAATAACGTTAACTGAAGTTGTGATAGTTCCTGTTAAATCTAATACTGCATTTTTACCATTGGAAGTAGTTCCATTTGTAAAAGTTAATGTTGCACCTGTAGTTGCATTTAAAGAAATTGCTTCATAACCAGCAATTGCTTGTTGTAAAATATTTAAGTTAGTGTTGGTAATATCTCCCCATAGACCGGCTTTTTCACCAGTGACCATGAGTTCTAGTTTCAGATCTGTAGAATAACTTGATGGCATATTTTATAAATTCCTTATATTGTTATATTTATTTAAATTATGCGGCTGTGTCAATATTATTCCAAGTGACACTAGATCCGGTAGAAACTTCAGTATAAGCCACTGTAGTGCCGGTGTCAACAATTGTCCACACTTGTGAAACTTCATTTCCGAGTACTACATTTATCTGATTTCCTGTTAGTTGTACAGAACCAGATATGGTAAAAGTTACAGACCCTAAAGAAGTACTTAACTGTTGACCTGTTACATCAACCAAGGTATTTGCATCAAGGACCGCTGTACCTAATGCAGAGGTTATTTGTTGACCTGTAAGTGCTACATCTGGACCAGGATCTACAATTCCTTCCGCTATACTTAATTGATTTCCTACAACAGGTACATTAGCAATACCTCCTACTACTACAGTTCCAATAGCGCTTGTTAAATTAAGTCCTGTAATATTAGCAAAAGTAACTGCATCTAAAGTTGCCGTTCCTGAAGTAATAGATAAACTGTTTCCTGTTAAGGATAAATTTGAATCTGCTTTTGTGGTTACACTTCCTACTGAAGATGGAATTTGAGTACCAGAAGCAAAAGCATCTGGCGATGGATCTACTCCACTTAATGCAAAACTAGAAGAAAGACCTGTAGGAGAAGCAATGGTTACAATACCTACAGTTTCATTTCCTAAAGATAAATTAATTTGAGAACCTGTTACAGAAGTAACAATAGAAATACCTGTTGTTCCCCAGTCTTGTTCACCAAAACCAAGTCTTCCCCAACCTGTATTAATTTCTGTTGTTACAGAAACAGTACCAATATTATTAGAACTTAATTGTTGACCAGTGAGTGAAACAGTAACGTCAGAGTTTTCACCCCAAGCGTTTTGACCCCAGAAACCTATTCCATATTCATTGGCCATAATAGGTTAGCTCCTATTAGTTGCCGATTCGTAGAATAGCCGCTGAAGTTGTAAATGCTGGAAACTGAATTGTAAAAGTTCCTGAAGTTGCTGTTTTGTCTGAACCAAAATCTAATACTGCAACTGCCGCATTGGAAGATGAAGTGTTATAGATTAATGCTCCTCTAGCTGTAATTGTAACACCAGTAAAAGATAAATCAGCAAAGTCTACAATTGCAACGCCTGATGCAACAGAAGTACTTGGATTTGGTTTTACTAATGCTCCACCACCTGCAGTGTATTGACCACTAGCTGAAACTTCTCCAGTAGTTGTATATGCAGTTGTAGCAGAATTCAATGTTGCAGTAGAAACATACAAAGCAAGTTTAAAATTGTCACCACCAGAATATTGAAAGTCATGCTTTCCTTCTAGGACTTCTTTTTTAAAACTATTTGCAACTGCTTGTGTTATTGCCATTTGTATTTACTCCTTATTGTGTTTGTCGAATTCGAGGTGGTCCGTCTGTGTACTCATCTCGTCTTCTTCTTCCCATTTGTTCAATTGAGAATCCTCTTGCTGCCTCAGTATATTTTTTATCATATAACTGAATCATGTCCATAGGACCTTTTAAAAATCCGTAAGCCTCTACTAGGCAAGCATATAAAAGTCCATTGGGAAATTCTGTACTTAAATATGTAGTAGTATTACTAGCCGATAATCCAGCAGGTTTCAAGATATAATTTATCTGCATGTTATAATTTTGATCAGGTGTAGGAGCCAATACAATGGTATTTTCATCCCAATATCCATAGTATTTAGGTAATCCTTGTACTCCTGTTCCATTATATTCAGATATAAAATTAGTATCTCTATATTCTACAAACTGTCTATCCGAATTATCTGCTCCTCCTGAAGCATTTGTAATTTGACAAGATCTAATAACTAAAGTGTCATCACTGATAAGAGGTGTGTTTACATATCTTTGTCCAGCAACAATATCAGCTTGTGCGTATTGTCTATTGTTATCAGAATCTATTTCTCTTTGAATTCTCCATTCAGCATCACTAATAAATCCATCTACAATAGTTGATGTAAATACATTTGAATCAACTTCACAATAGTCTCTAATTTTTTGTACTAATTCTGCATATGTCATATTATCCTTCTAAAGTTACAGGTCCCGCGGAACAAGAACTTCCTCCTCCTTGTATATTTCCATTAATAGCTGTATCCGAGCTTTGAAAATAAAAATAATTACTTGGTTTAGATACATTACCACTAGAATCTATTTTGCCAACCGTTATTGTAAAACCACTGGCATTACTAATATCCGACACACCATCAAAAGTTGGAACATTTGTAAAACCATCTGCATCTGTTGGACCATATAATCTAACAACATCACCGGTACTTCTTCCATGATTTTGTGAATAAACATTTACATAAGTATTTCCAGAATATTTAATAGTCTGAAAAGGATTGTTTTGTAATAATATTAATACAGGTGGCTCAACTCTATCTGGTCTTGCTTTTGGTAATCCTTGTCCATCTGCTTGTGTAGGTTTAGGTTCTAACTGTGGATGTTTTGGATCCACTTCTGAATAATGAACAAATAGACCGTCCCATTGAGTTACCATTTCGTTATAAGGAAATGCCATACCACTTTGATCTGATATTGCTTGTGCATATTTTCCTTTTGATAACGTAGCCATAATTATATATTAGGATAATAACTTTTTGGTGTAATGAATGCACTAGTAGAAGATCCATCTTGTGTAAGAGCTCTATTTAGTTCATCTTCATACAACATTTTTAATTCTTGAATTCTTTGTGGTGCTTTTTTAACTGCTAAATAATAAGCAAGTCCAGAACACATACATGGTACAAATCTGTAAGGAACATCTGTTGCATTTGTATATACTCCTGCATCTTGAATTCTTTTTACATAAAAATAATTTAATAAATTTCCAGCCTGTGAAGCTCCTGGAGTTGTGTATAAAGTGATAGTAACTTTATCAATAAATCTTTGTACAAAATATTGAGTTGGTTGACCTGTTGCTAATTTATTTGAAAAAGCTTGATAAGCAGACCTGTCAATTTTAGTTAGTGGTGTATCAATAGGATTGGTTGGGGTAGAAATATTTCTGTAAGATGCTTCTAAAATATCATCAACACCATAAACAGCTGTAGTGTCAGAAGTTCCATCTGATGTAGACCTGTACATAGTATAAGTATTTTGATTAGCTACTAATGTAATATTATTACTTGCTACTTCCCAAAAATGTAAACCGCGATTTGCCCATTCTTGAAACATAATGTTTAAAGAACGTCTGGCAGTTTTTAAATCATAACCGGCATTACCTTGCATGCCAATTCTTTCGTAAGCTTCTTCTATTATTTCATCAATAGAAAAATTTTTATCAAAAGTATATGTACCAGAAGTAGTGTTAGCCATCTAACCTCCTAGCCAGCTGTTAAATTTGGTCCAGAATATTTATCTGTTAATAAAGTTGCTGATGCAACAGTAAAAGTAGAAACGTAAACACCTTTTGGAAATAAAATTCCATCTTCTGGAAATGAAAAATTAATTACATCTCCAGCAGGTACGTCTGCTGTAAATAAAGTTGTTCCAGTTGCACTTGTAGTTTTTAATTCAACCAAACCAGAAGTTGCTAAACCTGCAATAATAATTCCTCGTAATCTAACTGAAGGAGCTATTACTACATTAGTTGTAGTAGCAGTAATTCTAGTTGCCTGTATATCACCTTTAAATGATCCCATTTGTATTCTCCTTAATTAGAAGCTCCCTAAGGAGCTTCTATAAATTTTAATTATGCTACTGTGCTTGTTGGGTCATTCAATTGAAGCCATTGAGCTCCATCTGAAAAAACATAACAAGAAACAGAAGTTCCATTAGCACCATTTTTAACGTATGCAATTACGCCTTCATTAGCTGTTGCTAATAAAGTTCTAGTTCCACCTGTTGTAGATAGAGTAGTAACGTTTCCTGCAGAGGCAAG